GTTCCGACGGCTCACGGCTAGCAAACTCCAAGCTAACAAACACATACCTGTCTGGCTTCTGGTGTGTGCTAGTCATAGCAACAGACACCTCGTAGTCTGGCTTAGGCTTTACGACTCGCCGCTTTGTCTTCACCTCTATGTGTTCACCTTTCCAATCCAGATCGAAGTTCCTGCTATCCGTTATTTCGGCACCGATAAACTGAGAAACCGCCAATTCTCCGATCCGGCCGCTGACATTTCCCTTACCTTTTGTAATGGAATTCTTAATGCTGCCAAGACTGGCGGCCCACTCTCTGGCCTCGTCTATCATTGCTTGATTGAATGGTAATTCTTTCATAAGTTTCTCAATCCTTTCCTACATCCGGACCTCTCAGCTCAGGCGAAAACGGGATAACGTCAGCCGGTAGCCTGTTCGCCCCAACAAGAAAACCTTGTAACATCTTCCAAAGCCTTTCTTCCTGTATAGTGTCCGAAGTCTTCTGCTTATACTCCAATATTTCATATAGTTCATCTGGGTTCACCAGTTCGTTTGTTAAAATATCATCCATCATCTGCATCGCCGCTTCAAAATGAAACAACATAATGGTGGTTAATGATACATCGCTCACCGTATCGCCTTGAGCCGCCTGTGTAAAATAAGAGCGGCTAAAAATGCTTGGAAATTTTCTTCTATCTCTGTTGATCTAACAGCTTCAAATTTTCCAGTAGTCTTATCACACCTTAGTATATAGGTTGCATCCACNGGGGTTCCATGTACATCTTCAGCGGCTTTAGCATACGCCGCAACCTGTAGGTGGTATTCAGGGTAGACAGCTTTCGATGTCTTCCAATCTATAATACAATACTCACCGTTGATGTTAGCCCTAGCATCCACCGTCCCAGCATACTTGTATTTGCGGTTGTATAGCTTCTCCTCAGAAGACAACCACTCCACTGTGTTCTCGCTTACCCAACTCTTAAAGGCGTCTATAGAGTTTAGAGCTTCTTCCTGTTTGGGTAGTTCAGGTATCTCCCCACCATGCAGTTTCCAGTTGATAGCACCCTCAACCCAATCATGGGTAATGGTTCCTATATTGAGTGCATCTTTAGACTTGCTACGGTAGGCCGATTTAATACCTTTAACTATCCCGTCAAGACCAATTTTAGACTTATAGATATTGGTCTTAGATGAAGACGCATCCTCATCATGGAAGATGTTTTTCTCTAGCCAGCCAACCCCTACCTTCAAGGCCCACGGGATTAAAGCGGGTTTGGATATGATATTTAGAACTTTGGTGGCGCTAGGCACCACCTCGTCCTCNACNTTNTAGGAGTGTAGCCGCCGATCAAACAACAGATCGACGACTTCNCCGTCTGGATAGTTTATAACCACTAGAATGGTACGTCATCAGCGTGGGTGGTGCTTGAAGTAGACGCACTGCCCCCGTTGTAAGGCTTCTGGATACGACCGCTCATGTATTCCAGACCACTCTTAGAGGTGCTATTCCACAGGCTAACCTCAAACTCCTGCCCGTTGAATAAGCCTCTACCGGTATAATCAGGCCGACTTTGATTGTCGCCCTTATCGTTTGCAAATACAGCTATTCTACCATCTTCTTGCTCGTAAGCCATTCTGGCCTCCATGTTATTTTGATGAAGTAATGCCGCTTCATCGTCAGCTATCAACTCCTCGACGGTATACATCATCATCGGGTCGTTTGAATTCATAGTATTCTCGCCTCGCTTCTGCGAGTCGCTTGTATTGTACGCCAAACATCTATCTGAGTTTCGGCTAACTTCAACTTCCAGTACAGCGCCGCCTCTCTCTCAACCGCATTGCCGTGACCCTTGATCACGGTTACATAATCTGGGTGCGCCCTGCACCAGCTCTCCTTGTCGGCCACCGTGCGTCCATCTGCCTCTTTGTATAAGATAGCAAGCTGGACCTTTCGGTAGTCATCGAGGTGAACCCTCTCACCTTTAGCTTTGGCATATTCCGGGGCGACAGTCTCTATCGCATCTAAAGCCTCACCCATTTCTATCGAATCAATCATCTAACACTTCTCCAAATTTTTTGGGTTCTTTATGGCCTAGTATACCATAACTGAATGCCCGTTGCAAAGTATTAAATATAAACTGAGCCTGAAAGTCTAGCACATCATGATCACCGCTATGTGCAGACTCATGGCACTCAAAGCATAAGGGCATCGTGAAATAATCTGATGCCTTCATGCCGGTGCCGCCTGAGTATGGCGAATACCTATGCTTCAGGTGGTGCGCCACGATAGTCTCGTTCTCCAGCCCACAGTTCACGCAGGGTAGGGTAGCTACCCAATTTGTGTACTCTTTACAGACCCACCGCTTGTTCTTGGGAATCATATTCCACAGACCCCCGTTCTACACTGAGACTCTGTGTTGTCTTCAAAGATAACACCGCGCTTGCTTGCCGCCTCCTCATAAGGAACCGGCACGATAGGCTGACCACCCCTAGACCCATCCGGATAGAATGTCAGTCCTCTCAGGCCCGTAGCATATTTCTGAATCATCTTTGCAAACTCAGGAACCTTATCCTCGTTGTTTAGTTCTGTCCCCCATGCGGGTAGGTTTATTGTGGAGCTTATAGCGTGATCAACGTACCTTTGCACATCCCTCTGGAACTTTATCCTGCGCTCAGGGTCAGTGGCTAAGTCAAACGCTGTCTCTATATTTTCCGGCTTAACTCCCTCATCAATAAGTGCTTGGGCTGTCCCATCAACTGCGAATTGGTACTTCCACTTTGTTCCATCCACCAGATACCGCCTTTTGTACGCCACAGCCGGTATGATTTCCAAACCGCTGGAGGTTCCGCATAATATTGAGATTGTTCCTGTTGGGGCAATCGCTCTATATCCCTTTGGTCTATTGAGAAAGAGTCGATCACAGTGTTCATTGGCCGCTTTTTCAGATTCCGTTTCATAAATTGATAACCACCTCATAAGGTCGCGGTTCATTTCATACCTGTAGTTACGCTTGAGCAACCATTCGTGCATCCCCATCAGGCCAAGACCTATCCTGCTGTTCTGTTGCCGCACCACCTCAATTTTTTTGGATGGTACTTCAGCTCTAATCAAACCACAGACTAAGAACTTAGATGCCAGATGGACAACATCCTTGAAGTCCTCTGGAGTGTCTATGTTCGCCATGTTTATACTGCCGATGTTACACACATCTTGCGAGGAAAAACTTGTTATTTCTGTACAAGCATTACGCAAAGTTTCCCCCTGCTTCTCCCCAAAGTTGAAAGAGAATCCCGGCTCACCTGTCATCAGCGCTTGCTTAACATTGGTGTGGAATGTCTCAGTCATTGGGTCTTTCAGCCACGCATCGTCATAGTTCAGAGATATGTTCATCATATCAAGTGGACAGGGGAAGTTGAAGTCTGCCCTCTTGGCCTCAGCCATAGATATATCCGAACCGGGAACCGGCATATTATGCCAGTTCTTTATGGTCAGGAAATGTTCAGCATCTTCGTGCATCCAGTTGAGGGAGCCATACATGGCGGATCGTCTTGACCCACCCTGCATGACCTGTCTCCCCACCTCATTGGTAGCATACAGGAATGGTATGGGACCAGAGGAAACACCCCCTGTGCGCCCTAGCGTTCGGCCTGATGGGCGAAACGCGGATACGTCTACCCCTATACCACCCCCCGTCATTAGACTGGTGCCAATGTCCTTCCAGAGTTCTCCCCACTCTTCCCTAGTGTCATGTTCGGCTTTGAATAAGTAGCAGTTGTTATACATCCTAGCCCTGCGGCCACCATAATAGATGTATCTGCCCCCCGGTAGAAACAGGAAGTCTTCAATATACCGCACCAACTGATCTCGATCATCCTTACTCAGCAGGTTGTTCTTAGTACCATCATGGTCACCGCACACGCTATTAACAATAACGTGCGCCCTGTCTGACCAACTCTCGTACTGGTTTGCGGCATACTTCTGCTTGAATACTTCCAATCCCAATGGGGTTTTAAACTCAGCCATCACCTAGCTCCTTTTTAAATTGTTCTATTTCTTTTCCTTCACGTTGTGCCATAAGAGCATCGTAGCCCTCTGGCGTTGCCCATACAGCCGGCTTACGGTTCGCATCAAAGGCGGCAGGGTGGTACAGGTATCGACCTATACCAAATTGCACGGCGGCACGTTTAAGCGCATCACTTAATGCCCCCTTCGCTCCTTCAATGGCCGTGTCATCTGCCCCATCACATTTGGTGACGGGTTTCCCCTCTACGAAAACAGTAAGCTCACAGACAACACGGCCCATAACTTCGTGGTAAGAGGTTTCCCAACCGGAAACCCCCACCACTTGGTCGAGCCGATCCATGACATCACGGGCTGTAATGTAAACTAATTCCTTACCGCCCGGTCCTTTACGCCATCTTAACTTCGCAGGTTCAAATGGTCGTTTGAGTGCCATTTCGATCTTGTTCACTACTCCTCCTCTATTTTCTCGATTAACGGTATGTATTTAATAGTACCGTCTTCTTCATGCTTCACACGGTACTTCTTTTCGACCCACTCTCGACGCACTAATATAGTACCATCTTCAGGAATCATTGACTGCTTATAAGAGTCTTCCCAATTAAAGGCGTTGTCAAATAATGTGGTTATCGGATGTCTTAACATCATACTCACTAGCATACTCTCCTTTTAAAAGTTTAACAAGGGTGTCGATGGATACAATGGTAAATATATCACTGCTATTGTACTCACCGACTGCGATTACGGGGA